GGCGTGGCAGGTAGGGCTGGTGCAGATGGTAGGACATCCTATTTCCATATAGCATACGCAGCAAGTGCAGACGGATCACGCGAATTTAGTTTAGAGGATAATCGCCAGCAATATATGGGCTATTATTCCGATTTTACCGCAGCAGATAGTAGAGATCGAACTAAGTATAAATGGTTTGACCGACTAGCTAATGTTCAAGTGGGTTCCCAGAACTTGCTTAGAAATACTGCAACTCTTCCTATTAAAAATGGATTAGACGGTACCTGGCGGAGTACGTCAGGTGGTAACGGAGTAGCGGAACCTGTTACCTTGGATAAATATCCTGTACCTGGAATCCTAAAAGGTGTTCGAGTTAAAAACAACACCAACGGGGGTAATAAGGACCTTAGCCAGATTATTAACTTAGTTATAGGTCAACGTTATACAATATCCTGCTGGGCTCGTGTAAGCTCTACAAGTGATCGATCTACTGTGAACCTACTAGTAAGGTCCTGGACAGTGAACGATACTAATAGGATACTTTTTAAGGCTATAAGTAATAAGACTTGGGTTAAGTACAGTCTTTCCTTCACTGCGGACGCTGAGAAAAATTCAATTCAGTTCGGTCAAAACGGACCAGGTAATATTGAAATCTGTGGAATGAAATTAGAACTCGGTAATGTAGCCACTGATTGGTCCTTATCCGTAGAAGACATTCAATCTCAGTTAGACGGAAAAGCTGACCAAAAGCTAACTCAACAACAATTGACGGCCCTAACTGAAAAGGCTCAGCTACACGACGCAGAGTTGAAAGCTAAGGCTACGATGGAACAATTAAGTGATTTAGAAAAAGCATATAATGCCTTTGTGAAATCAAATGCAGATAGTCGAAAAAAATCTGAGTCTGATTTAGTTGAAGCAGGTAGAAGAATTGATTTGCTGACGACACAATTTGGAGGATTAGCAGAGCTTAAAACATTCATTGATACTTACATGAAAAGCACAAATGAGGGCTTGATTATAGGTAAGAATGATACAAGCTCTACTATTAAGGTATCAAGTGATAGAATATCCATGTTTTCTGCAGGTAAGGAAGTTATGTACATTTCGCAAGGTGTAATAAATATTGATAATGGTATTTTTACTGCATCAATTCAAATTGGACGTTTTAGAACAGAACAGTATCATCTTAACAAAGATGTGAATGTCATACGATATATAGGAGGTTAAAAAAGAGGGAAATGACTAAATTTATCAATTCTAGCGGTTCACTACACTTGAATATTTACATCGAACAAGTTAGTCAAGATATCGCTAACAATTCCTCAAGAGTTAGTTGGAAAGCTACTGTTGACCGTGATGGAGCTTACCGCACATATACTTATGGTAATATTAGTAACTTGTCTGTATGGTTAAATGGGTCAAGTGTGCATAGTAGTCATCCAAACTTTGACACATCCGGGCAAGAGTTTACTTTAGCAAGTGGGGAAGTAACCATCCCACACAGTGGTGACGGAACTAAGACTTTTGCAGTATGGGCATCGTTTGACCCAAACAACGGAGTACATGGAAACATTACCGTATCAGCAAACTATACTCTTTCAAGCATTCCTCGATCTAGTAGTATAAGCGACAATGCTCTTTCAGGAAATAGGCGGCTCGGAAGTCCCCACACTCTCACTATTGATCGCAAATCTAGCTCATTTACTCACCAAGTATGGTATAGAGTGTTTGGTAGCAACTGGATTGATTTAGGAAAAAATCACGCAACAGGCGTTTCTTTCGTACCTAATATTGACCTAGCTAGATACAACACAAAAGCAAAGTCTGGCACGATGGACATATGTGTTCGAACATATAATGGAACTACTCAAGTTGGAAATGACGTTTACTCAAATGGGTGGTATTTTGAAATTCCGGAAAGCGTGAAACCTACATTTTCTGGAATTACATTGACTGATATGAATACTGTTGCTAGGCAACTATTGAGCGGAAATAACTTTTTACAGATTATTTCCGACATTCAGGTCAACTTTAATAATCCATCCGGGGCTTATGGTTCGACTATCACAGGATATCGTGCTGAAATCGTAAACAAGAATCAGGTTACAACTGTAAACGGTGGTAGGCTTGGTATGATGAATTTCAATGGTTCAGCAACGATTCGAGCTAGTGTGGTTGATAGCCGAGGCAGGCAATCAGATACTAGAGATATTACAATCAATGTTATTGAATATTTTGCACCAGCTTTTAGTTTTACAGCTTTTAGGACGCGGGAAACACCTAACATTATTCAAGTTGTCAGGAATGCTAAAATCGCTCCTATCACTTTATCAGGTAGTCAAAAAAATGTCATGACACTATCATTCAAAGTAGCTCGATTAGGTAGTACAACTTTTACAGCTGATCATGGTAGAGCTTCTGGTATTTGGACAACTCAACACACCTTAAATAATTCAGCTGCTAACATGGCAGGTAATTATGTTGCAACCAAATCATTTGTGGTCATAGGAACTCTATCTGATAAGTTTACAAGCACAGAATTTACAGCAACAGTTGCAACTGAAAGTGTGGTAATGAGTTATGACAAAGATGGCCGTGTGGGCATTGGTAAAGTTGCAGAGCAAGGTGGTGCAGGGTCATTGGATGTCTTGGGAGATATCTACGCTAGAAATAAACCTATTCAACAATATCAATTGACTGACAATAATGGATGTGGAAAACTTATCAAACAGGATTTTAATACGATGAAAGAGACTGGAACGTGGTGGATAAATGGTAGCTCTCAAAACAACCCCTTTTCTGGAACTTGGGGGATGCTAGAGGTATTCAGACCTAATCCAGGCTCTCATGAACGTATTCAACGCTTCACTACCTCAACAGGATATATGGCAGTTAGGGAGAATGGTTTTGATAACAACTGGAGACCATGGCGCTATCTGGTGCAACAATCCAAGTCTACTAATAACTCTGACTATGTAGCTTTGCTAAAATCAGAAAGCACTCCGACTCCTTGGCAAAATGCCATTTTACAAAATGGATGGAATCATCACAGGGATTACGGAGGTGTCCAATTTTCAAAAACATTCGATGGTGTTGTTTGTTTTAAAGGAACATGTAAGGGCGGAAAGATTGCACGTGAGTCAATCATACTTACTTTACCTGAACATTTTAGACCATCTACAACATTATTCAAAACTGCTTTGAATAATGATTACGGTTCAGCCGTTATAGGAATTTATCCAAATGGAAACGTAGTTGTCAAATCTAATGTAGATGCTACTTGGCTTAATTTTGATAATGTGTTTTTCAAAATATAACAACCGTAAAAAATCCCTAATTATTAACGGATAATTAATTTATAAAGGAGGAAATGACAATGTTAAAAGTCACTAAAACACGTCAGCTAGTAACTGAATTTTTCGCACAAGATGGCGACCAACAAAAATTGGTCAAAACTACTGTAATCAACACAGACAATAAAGCTGTTTCAACAATATCTGAAACGCTGCATGACCCGGAACTGTACGCTAACAATCGTATCAGTATGCGTAAGCATGAGCAAGAGTTACGAGAAATGCGCTATAAGATTGAAGATGCCATTTTGGCAGAGCTGGAAGCAGATGCTGAGCATAAGGAATAGGAGGTGTGTATGAAAATTGAATTTTTCAATTTTCTAAGAAGTGTCGTACAGACTGAAGATGGTTTGGTCTTGTACGCTCTAACACTGATTGTCTCAATGGAAATCATTGATTTTGTCACAGGGACGATTGCGGCGATTATCAATCCCGACATCGAGTACAAGAGCAAAATCGGCATTAACGGGCTCCTTCGTAAGATTTCAGGGGTTCTCTTACTGATGATCCTCATTCCGGCGTCCGTTTTGTTGCCTGAAAAGACAGGTTTTGTATTCTTGCATTCAATCTGTCTCGGGTACATCGCATTTACTTTTCAATCTCTCATTGAAAATTACCGCAAATTAAAAGGAAATGTTACTCTTTTTCAGCCGATTGTAAAAGTATTTCAGCGATTACTTGAAAAAGATGATGATACGAAAAAAGGAGAATAACAAATGCAACAAATTACTGAAATCATTACTAATGGAGCAATCAGCATCCTAGTCATTTTAGCAGGGGTGGTAGTTAGGGCAGTCAAGGACTACCTGGTTCAAAAAGGTGGAGAAAAGACCATCAAAATCGTTGAAATCTTGGCCAAAAATGCAGTAAATGCCGTGGAGCAGGTAGCTGCTGAAACTGGCTACAAGGGAGATGAAAAGCTGGAGCAGGCTCGTGCTAAAGTCCGTGCTGAGCTTACAAAATACAATATTAGCATGACTGACAAAGACTTAGACACCTTCGTAGAGTCAGCAGTGAAGCAGATGAATGACGCATGGAAAGGACGATAGGGAATGGATATCGATAGAAACAGACTACGTACAGGCTTGCCACAGGTTGGGGTGCAGCCTTATCGACAAGTACATGCTCACTCAACAGGTAACCGCAACTCAACCGTACAGAATGAAGCGGATTATCACTGGCGGAAAGACCCAGAATTAGGTTTTTTCTCGCACGTTGTTGGGAACGGTCGCATCATGCAGGTAGGACCTGTGAACAACGGAAGTTGGGATGTTGGGGGCGGTTGGAATGCTGAGACCTATGCAGCGGTTGAACTGATTGAAAGCCATTCAACTAAAGAAGAGTTCATGACGG